GTCTTGGTGTTGGGTGCACAAGAAAGAAGGTGGCTAGCCATCTCTCTTGGCTAGACCACCCTAGGGGTTACCTAAGTTGCACTTAAGGTGAAACACAGTGCCGGTGTTTATAGAATAATCAGATTATTGGTTGATGTGGTGGGAGGTAAGTAATTTGCCTCATAATTGTTGGCGAAAGTTGAGTCAGCAATTAAAGAGTTCGGTGAAACGAAAGGAACTCGGTACAAATTAGCTAATCTGGCCTCATCAGAGAGAGACGCAAATAATCTGAGCTGTGTGGGAGAAGAAGAACCACTTGGTGAGACGGAAACGACGAATACCAAGTAGCCGAGGTCGTTATAATTACGCAGCAAACCAAGGTCGAGTTCTGGCTCAGTCAAAATTGAACTAAAGATTGAGGTGAACGGTATCTCAAATTCGAGTGTCTTGACTATGGTGTTGGCATATGAAATTGGTAGAGGTGTTGAATTGTTAACCCACGATTTCTTGGAGATGTCATTGTAAGATGAAGGAACGGCATCACCAGAGTAGAAATCTGTGGTTTGGATAGGGAAGAACGAATTCTCTAGATTATTGAGCAGAGAATCACTAGAGTCGGGTTGGAAATTAACGGCTGGGGGTTCATAAAAGACGGATAGCGAGGAAATTTCATTAATGGTATCAATCATAGCTTTAAATCGAACACCACCACGAAATTGGCGATAAATCTGTGATAAAAATGAAAGGAGGCCGTTATTTGAAACGGGAGTATATGGTGGTGCTGTAGCTGGAATCAAGCTAGAGAATATATTCGACACTGGATAAAAGAACATCTTATTTCGGGAGTCTTCACTTATAGGCTTAACAAAGATAGATGGAAGCAACTGGTATTTCTTAAGGTAATGCATAACGGTCTGGGCTGACTTTTGAGTTGTCGTGTCAGTTCGCTGCTGTGTAGAGGAATTTGGAGCCACCAAATTCTCAGCGGCTAGTGATATATCATTCTCCGGGGTTATCAATGGCTGCGCTGCGCTTTGATGTTTAGCGATAAGCTCGAAACCATCTGCCATTTTTGGCAGTTTGTTGGTTATTGTGCTCTTTTGAAGAAACGGAATGAGCTGATTACCGGTGGTTAGAGTGGACAATTTAAAATCATCACCACCAGCAATAAACACATTTATAGTTATTTCTGTGGGAGTGTTATTGTTGGCCGACAACTTGTTTAATGAGATAACTCTCAAATAACCAAGGCTGTCGAGGTTGCTAGGCTGATTTGAGTTTGGAACATTAAGATATGGGGTTATACTAACATATGGAACAGTAAACTCCAATTCATTAGAACCCTGGTTTAATTCATAGGCTTGGCCGTATTGTGATGTGGCTGCAATGGCTGTTGGAACTGCAGCTGGGTCAAAATTACCGTAATTAAAGGCAAAAAATATCTTGCCAGTTTGAAAGCTGGTGGATACTACTTGTATCTTATAATTTAGTGATCCCGACCAAAACTTATGAATCGAAGCAAGATAAGAAAGAAGAGGAATTTGTGAAACTGATTTATTACTTAACTGAGAGGGAAATGGATTGAGTGGGAAGTAAGCAAGTTGCTTACCCACTGTATCGGTTTGTTTAAACTTAAATGAGCCAAGGTATGAATAACGCTTATACAGATAACTAAAATCTGTTTCATCAACGCTAGTCGCGAAAGTTTCAGTTGTGGCAGGATTGATAAGGGCTGGAAACGGTGTCAATTTGTCGATATGTTCAACTCCTTCGGAAAAATTTAATCTTCCAGTAGAAGTGAGCACAACCGACTGGTCGGTGCGGGGGTCATTTGGTTTATCGAGGGCTGTGAAAAGTTTTCCAACAGTTAGTGCGTCATCCACTAGATGATCGGGGAGGATGGCTTTACTAATGTTAGAAATCATTGTCATTGGGTCGTCGAGCTTGGAAAGGGATTGATGGCGGGCGGAGACTTGAGATCGTGGTACCTTAAACGCGTTGTTAATAAAAGAAGAGAATATTGAAACTGTGGTTGAGTCAGTTCCAGATGAAGCTAATTCTATTGGATTAAAAACAACGAGATAGATATAGCCGAGTGAGTTAAGGGGAGAAGAAGATGAAAATTGGGAAACGTCCAAATAAGATTGAGGGGAGTTGTATGGTATTGTCATTCGGGCTGTGGTGTTTGCATTTGCATACAAATAACAGCATTGATTAACGGTGGCAGATGAGAAGTTTGAGACAATTAAGTCGCACTCCTCTTCTGATGTTAAGGGAATAAAAACCATAAGCAACATACCCTGAGTTAAGGGATTAGAAGTTACTTGGGCTTGTATTTCTACGTCTCCTCTCCAAAACTGAAAGGCGCGGAATGGTGTAGTTGCGGGCTCGGAAGCTAAAAGATCCTGTGGAATTCGTAATTTTTTAATAATCGTATGTGGTGACATTGTTGTGGTCCAATCATATGTATCGAGAAAAGCAAAACGTTCAACAAGATTTGATAGGGTCCAAGCTTTTTCCTGAATAGTGTTATCGGATTCGGAATGATCGTTATTTGTACCAACGCGAGTTGATACTGAAGTAACTGGGCGAGTTGAAAGGGATACACCCATGCGTGAAATATCTTGAAAAGAAGCGGGGGATGCTCTAGGTTCATTGGTATTTGAGGAAATCATGTTAATTAAGTAAAATAAAATATATAAATGGTTGAGTCGTTATCACTCAAAATAAAATATATAAAAGAAAATAATTCACTAAAACGAGGATTTGTTTTAGTGAATTAGTACAAATAGTTTTACGTCATTGCGGACGGTATGTCTTAGGTGAATTCAATTCCAGTTCCAAACTCTCCAACATTGTAAAGATCAACCAAAACTTCATCTGTCAAAAATGGCACATAAAAATTTGTTTGATCTAACTTTGTCTTGAGTTTGGACATGAAATTGTCATAATAAGGAGCTGGATGTAAAAATGCCTCGCGTTGAAAATTTTGACATTTAATACGAGTCAATTCCTCATTGCGAAATTCATCTTTGACATAATTCAGTGTGCTACACATGGATCGTATCTCCAGAGGTGCAACATACCTATTAAGAATATGGTGATAATAAAAAGTACGTTTTAAAAAAGAACAGTCATAAAAATTTTTAAAAGGTTGAGTGATTTTAGTTTTTTCAGCTGAAGTAAATCCAATTGAAATTTCATCCATAATTTGCTTGTAACTTAGGGCGTTAAACCATTGAAGATCTTCGCGAACAGTAGTGAGCTTGTCATCACCGTACACAGTGTCAACAATTCCGTAAATGAAATCGCTAACTAATGGTACACGACCCTTATTACAAGATTGTTGATTAAATAATAAATAAAAGGCATAAGAAGTATACATTTTGTTAATTAAAGAATTAAAAAAAGTAGTCACGGCAATACCTGATGGCATACCATGACTTTTAATATAAGATAAATCATAAGTAAGTAAAGGTGTAGATATAATTAACTCTAATAATAAATCAAAAAATTTTTCGTTATCTGCAATAGAGTAATTGGTTGACAAAATACTATTAAGCAATTCGAGCGATAGTCGGTTATGATCATGTGATAAAAACCAGTCTTTAACGATCTTATTTAAAAGACGTTGAAACTGTGGTAACATATTTTTATCCCATTTTTCATAATCACCATCAAACGAATAGTTCATAGTTTCGTTCAATGAAGCATGGAGCTTAACAAGTTCGCCCCATTCTTCACTGAACGGATTAATGCCAACCATTATTCCATTACGTTTGCGATCAGTAAAAATAGAAGAAAATAAAGTTCCTAAATAAATGCGATATAAAATAGTTAATTGTAAAGAACCGGCTGTAAAAACTCTCGGATCCTTTGGAGAAGAATCGTCTTTGAGATTTCTCAGCTCATCCTTTAAGGTAGTTACAAAATAAGTATCATATTTAAAAGTTCCTAATCTAATTTTTTCCAATAAATCAATAATAATTTGTTTCATTGCTGGTTTTATTTTTCCGTTTTCGTAATCAAGATAGTCGTGTTTGGTTCCTGTTAATCCATGGCCAACTGAAGTTTTAGGGTCAATACGGTTTAAGTTATTATCTCCTAAAACAACAGCACGTTCATCGAAAAAAATATTCGATTTCTGTGGCAAGATCTCTTTCATACATTTTTCAACAAAAGGGAATGGTGTTAAATCAATATTTTTGGACACTTGAAATGAAGTTGAAGTCAAATCAAGTATACCATCTTTTGAGGCATGCGGTTTCAGTTGAGCGGGTTTTCGTAGTTCATCAAAAACTCCAAATATTTGCGATTTGGAGTAGCTGGAATCGGTTGGAATATATGCAAAATTCTTTGTGTCAATAGTTACGGCTGAGGGAAGAACATGCTTGTCTATAGAAAGACTAACATTGTTCGTTGGAGGAGTTTTAAAATACTTGCGCAAGGCGTTTATGGTTTCCTTTGAGAAAATACGTGACGTTCCAAATTCTGTTCTGTTTGAGGTCACCACTGCAACATGGTGGCCTAAAACAAAACCGTCAGTATTCACCAAAAGGGATCCACAAATACCATCCAAATTCAAATCATAAAAGACATTTGTTGTGTCTCCTATTTCAGATTGAAATTTGGTTCGCGGATGATAAAATTTTAACTTTAGATCAGTTACACGTATCTTATCCATTTTATGAAGTGCTTTTGGAGTAATTAAAAATAAATCATAATTAGAAGAAGATTCTGGAATAGTGATAAGGCTAGTGTAAGATGGCATAGCGTCTGGGAGGCGACATATTACTATATCGTCATTGATGCTGTGCCAAACAATCTTAGCTAAAGCTTTGTCGTATAGTATTTTATTTGGGCTAGAATAAATCGTAACAAAAATTTCAACGGTGGGGTCAGAAAAATTAAAACAATGCATTGGAGCACTAAAGTGTTTACCTGATAACACAATAGTGCTACTTTCGGTCCGGTACTTATTATCAACAAGATATGAAAACTGAGCAACAAAAGTTTGATCTTTAAATCGTCGCAACTGAGGGATATCTATTTCATTTTGTAATGAAAAAATGTCCTCAATTGATTGTGGGACAACTTGATCAATCTTCAATTTCTCATATTTGTCAGAATGATAATGTTTAGATATCTTGTTAACAGTAAGTTTTTGAGTATCGTCGTAGAGGCGGGTGATGGCTGAATATGCGGCGTAAGAAACAATAGATGCGATGGCTAAAAGAACGCATCCATCAGAAGTTATTAAATCAAAAATAGTAGTACTTAAAGAATCATAATTTGGTAACAAAGATTGTATATAAGATAAAATGTTTAAAATTGTATCAGATGTTTTAGAAATTAAATCATAAAAAGTGGAAAGATAAGAATCGCCACTTTGAAAACTAGCGGCGTCAGAAAATGCGGGGTAGTCTTGAAACACTTGAGTTTGCTGTATTATCTCTGTGTTGCGTCGGATGGAGAGAGCAACATATCGATGAATATAACATTTAACATTGTCGATGGAGACAGTGTCTAAATCAAATGTATCAACAACATCCCATTGAGATGTATTTAAATTAAAAACTTTAAAAATTAACTCTCCTGTAAACGTCCTGTTGACTCCATTAGTCGTTAATCTTACGTTGGCAAAATCAAAAACTCGAAGTCTGCGATATAATGCGTTTCTATCAGATATACCACAATCTGCTGTTAATGTGATATTAAGATTATTAGTAGATAACATTAAAACGCGTGATGTAAATTCCTTTGTTCCTTTAAGTTTCGCGTCGGCACATTGGAGAGGGCATTTAAGAGTGGAAACCATATTTATAAGGTTCGACCACTGATAAACTCCCTTTTGTCCAATGTCATCGTAACAAAATATATCCTGGTTTCCATATTGATCAAAAAAATCTTTTTCTTCAGAAATGTGTTGGTAGATCGAATTGTGTGTTGACCAATGTGCTAGTAATTCGCGCATTAGTGTAGTTTTTCCAGTTCCTGCTGGTCCTGCAAAAACTAAACACACTGGCTCCGGTCGACTGGGTGAGCATAAATATAAAATAGTTTTAGAATAAGAAATGAGTTTTGTGTCCAAATCCTTTAAAAATGGAGGCAAAACAGGCTTACGAGATAAATAAGAACTTTTAAAAGTAGAATAAGAAGTATAAAATTCATTAAAACGAGTTTGAAAATTTTTGTTGTTAATAATTGCTGGGGTTTTCTCCAGTTCATCAATCAACAATCGAGCCTTGTAACTAAATTTTCCTGGTTCACCAAAAGGCAAGAGTTCTTCCATTGCTAGAAGACCCTGATACACAGTTGGTAAATCAGTTTCTGGATTGCACATATGTTCTAACATTATGCGTGGAAGAGAAATAATAAATGAGAATAAATCAAAAATCCAAGTTGAATCATCTATAATTTTAAAACTAGTATAAATTGGAATTTCCTTTAAAATAAATTTAAGTTGATTGGGTAAAATAGCTGATAAAAAGGCTGCTGCAGCAAAATGTTCGAATGGTCCACTTTGGTGATGAGCGAATGAGACCCTCAAACCAAGTTGTTGCATCAGCATTGAATAAGTATCATATAAATTTAAACAAAAAGTCAATAAACGGCTATAAAAAGAAAGAGTTGATGTGGCGAAACGCGAAAACATTTCACCAATAACATCTAATAAACTATCAAATAAACGATTAAGATATAAAACAGAAATAATAACCTTACTTGTCTTCGAACAGGTTGTGGTTATTTTATTAACCACATCACTAAGTTCAGGAAGAAAATAATTACGTGCGGCTGTAGCTAAACGAGAAAAAATGGGTCCTGGGTTGGATTCACCACCAGCCAATATAAACTGATGATGTCCAAAATTAATATTTAATTGATTAATTATTTTGGAAAATCTATCATAATTAATCAAGTCGGATCGAACATTAAGAAGACGATTAAGACATGGAATAAATAAAAATTTTTTAAAAACAAAATAATATATAGAATAAATAGAAATTTGTAAATTGGAGGAATTTGAATAATAAATAATAATAAAAGGGTGCTTAATTATATAAAAAACGGCCGTTTTACTAATTAAATAAAAATCAAAAAAATTAAATGAATGACCATTACAAACTACTTCACTATGAGAAAAAAAATGTTTCATAGCATAGCGTTGGTAAAAACCTGTTTCATCTCGAAAATAAACAATAAATTCACGTAAATCTATAATAGAAAAAGTTGATAATCGGTCAATAATGCGTATCAAATAAGTTTTCATTAGTCCATCTTTTATTAGTAAAGCAGAAAAGAAAATAGTTAAATATTCTGGAGTTATCAAATAAACAAGAAAATCGAGTAAAACATTCAATCCTTCAACAGCAAAAACAAATCCATCTAAATTTGCAACATGATCAATGGTTTTGTCCATGACCATTTTGTATAATTCGCAAAGTGCTTTAAACTCTGACAAATAATTTAGATGAGTTTGTTTTCGATATTTTGGATCTACATCAAATGAATCGAGTAACAAATTAATAAATAGTAAATGACGCTTAATTAAAATGGTTAAAAAATATGGATTGTGAGTAACATAAAATAAAAAATAATAAGCTGGCAATGCGAGAGAATTTGCGACTAGAGTGGAATTTGTCAAATAAATTTTCACTGCATTTCGAATAATATGAGTCTTGAATGGATTGGGGAGTGCTCTAGGGTTCAATAATTTTGAAAACAACATCTTAAATCAACAACTTAACTCAAATATATAAAAACCTTAGCTTAAATACTAATTCACTAAAACAAGGGAAAGATTAAATAAAGACCTAGAAAATGAAGCGGTGGTCAATCCATATTAATATATATAATAAGTGGTTCCTAATAAAATTAAAATATTAACTCAAACCGTGTGCGAGTACGCCGTAGTGTGGATTCCCGGTCCACACTATTCAACAAACATCAAAAACAAAATAATCCTTCCATACATGATTATTGAATGGTCCTAATCCGTAGAAAAGCGACACCACAAATATTCTATAAACATTTGTGGCAGAGACAACGACAAGAGAAAAGAATCACTACTAAATCGAGGCGTCCCCGTGTGGAGCGATCCTAATCTAGAACGTCTAATTCACATAACAATCATGTAATCGATTTGCTAATTATTAAGTATCAATGTCTGCTTAGGGCTGGGACTTTACAGAATACCCTAGGTGGTCGAGCAAGGCCATTTTTTCGACACTCGCATCATAAGAATCATCAATACAGTAAAATTAAGTGGAATAAAAATAAAATAACCATTTAAATTGAGGGAATATTACATAATAATAATTAATAAAAGAAACTCAATTGTGAAATTGATCCCGGGTCAGTAGAAGGTTTTGGTAACCCAAAAATATATTCGAAGAACATTTTACTCAAAATAACGAAAATGGAGAATGTATGAGCAACACACATCATGTGTTGACATACACTTTCCAAATGCGTGATTATGAGCAAAAGCTCCCAATTATA